GCGGTTGAGCCGTAATTGACTTGCGGGAAACAAATGTCTACACTTGTTGCAGTCGTTCCCGTTAAATTTCCAACCAAAACGCTCATTCCATTTGCGTCAGAAGTTGGCGTATAAGTATGCGTAAATCTTTGCCATTCGCTACTTAATGTGTGAATTTTGCTATCAAAAAAATAAGTACCACTAATACTGCGCTCAATATATGTCGCAATAGTTCCACTACCTTTCATGTAAATAGAAAAAGTAATGGAATTATTTGCAATTATTGACATCGGATTTGATAATTTAGCAACATAATCGGTAATATTTCCCGTATCAATCCCCGAAACATTATACGCATTTGTTCCGCCACTTGCGTCTGTTACCCCCGAAGTGATTGTGACATTTGTGGCAGCCCAAGTTGCATTTGAATTTAATACATAATTCCACGGGCAAACCTCAACCAACCCCGCCGAATTTACTCGCGTTCCGTTGGATGCACGGGTAAATGACAAATCGCCGCTGCCGTCGGACGGCACAACACTATAGACCGTGTCCTCTTTATAGCCCGAAGGTATTAAAACCAGACTTGCACTATTTAATAAATCGCTCATTTTTATAAGTTGTTAAGTTTTCTAAGTAGGCAACCAATGCCCTCGTAATAACCGCCGTCAGCAGTAACACGCGACTTATACAACTTTACCAGAGCCCAGCCCTGCCCTTTGTATGCCGTGCCCCGCGTGCCAATTCCGAGGTTTTGACTAACAAGCATTTTAGTAACCGATTACAGAACCAGAACTAATAACGAAGCCAGTAATTTTATTGCCCTTCCCTGCTGGCAAATAAGCGCCCTGCTGGAAAGTTACGCTGCTCATTCCGCGTGCGCTCAGCACATTGGTGGCGGTGCCATTCTCTTGAGTAACTGTAAAGGAAGTAAAAACGGTGTCCTCTTGTGGAACTACCGCGTCGTAACTTACACTGGTAACGGTTGCAGCCGCGTGGTATTTAAACCCCTGCGAGCCTGCTATAATGTCTGCGCTTGCTTGTGCCATAATAAGCGCAATTTACAAACGCCAAACGCGCAGAGCGTTAACAAATTAAACCTCTGCAATAATATACCACTGCGCCCCGTCGCTTATAATTGTCTTGCTGCCGTAAAGTTGGTTAATAGTTGTAGCTGTTGCCCCGTCTATATTGTAAGCCCCTCCGTCAATAGTTACTACATGTGAAGTCGCTGTCTTTTTAAAATAGTATTTTTTGCCCTTGCTCTCGGTGGCGTTTGGTAGGTTTACAGTTACATTGCCGTCCGTGCTGTTGCATATAATTAACTCGTAGCCGTTAGTAATTGTGTGGGTGCCTGCTGTATAAACCACAGAAGCGTTATGCTCTTGTATATGCCAGTCTAGTACCTCGGTGCTGTCTTTGTATTCCAGCATGACTTCCCAGCGTGTGTTTAGCGTTGGCTGTGTAGTCGGTGCCCCGTCCGAGTAGTTAACTAAATGCTCTACTAGTCTGTCTGGTATAGCGCTAGTTTCTAGGTTAAGTTTTGTAATTGCAAACTCATGGTAGTTTAGTCGCTCGCGAATAGTGCGCTCTCCAGTCCTAGGGTTATACTCTTCGCTACCGCCTCCAGTTGCTAGCGTGTAGTCAGGTGCAAGTCCTAGCCATTCGCCCTGCCAACTTTCCGAGCGTGGGTAAAATGTGCCCCCGTTAAATAGCCATTTTGTAGAGTCAAAGTTAAGCGACTTAATAGCGCTCAAAGTTCCAGCGTCGTGCCATGTACCCTGCACAACTGGGACAAATTTGTTATACATGCCACCAATACGACGGCCTAGAATTGTGCCTAGGTCCGCGCTTATTGCACTAGCATAACCGCTGAACCAGTTAGAACTTAAAACAAAAGTAGAGCCATTGTAAACATAAATAGAGCCGAACCCGAAAAGGCCCTCGTCGTCATAGTAAGCGGGCTCAAGTTCTATAAGTTGGCTGTTGCCACTGGCACCCGTTACGCTTACAGTCTGCTTGGTAGTGTGGGCAAAGTCGGGATTTTCTATTGAGCCATAAGGCTGCGCTGCTGTAATAGTACCCCAGAAGTTAATCTGGTTAGTAGTGTTAGCGGCCCAGTTGTTAGGCGCTACAAAGAAACCTTGCTCAGCCTCTATGTAATAGTCAACAAATAGACGCGTATACCCAGCAGGAACTTCAGGCATTACGAAGTCTAATACATGAGTATTCCAACTATTACGCGCGTTAGTAACTGTTAACTCTTGAGTCTGCCAAACGGGCGTAGCTACTGTATTATATGCGTTTGTAATTGGGCTGTATTGTGAAGTAGTGCCGCCAGAGTTTTTAACATAAATGCGGTAGTAAAAAAGGTAACGCTGGTAACGCTTGGCACTGCTTGCGCTTAATGCTACAAACGAGTCGTCAAACCATTTGCACAGCATGCGGACCCGTGTAGGCTTGCTGCCTTGTAGTGTCTTGTCAACTATTGACAATTCAATACTGTTATTGTCTGGCTCGGTCCTTAAAACAAATATAGCATTTTGTCTCTCCTCTATAACATCCACGGCCCTAACTGGCGGCTGGTAGGTTAGTGTCGGCTTGGCTTCCCACTGTGGCCTTACATTAGCAGCAAGGCTAACGGCGTGGGCTGTGCTGCCGTTGCTTTGGTAGGTACCCGCAGCGTTGTAAATTCTAGTAGTTAAGTTAGTAGCGTTATAGGCGTCGTCTGGTAAAATCCAAAACGCCCCGCTTTCTAATGTAATGCGACTGCCGTAAATGCTTAGCACTTGCTCTATGGCCTGCTTGCAAGTTAGCAGGTCTATATTTGTGCCAGCCTCAAAGGGGTCCGTAGTGTCAATAAATTGAACATCCGCGAAAGGGTCAAAGTTATTGTAAAAACTAAGCAGGTTAAACTTAGTGTTAGCCAGTCCCTTATAACTTGCCTGCGCCGTGTCATACATTGTAACCCCGTCGCGTATATAGGTATTTTCGCCTAAGGCGGTCCAGTAGTCGTCTAGCCCGCAAAGTTCCAAAGACTTACGCACTATGTCTAAGCCCGTAGCCAATGAGTCGGTAAACCAGTCGGGGCTTACAAAGAACCCCTCTAATAAGTTTAACGAGTCAACAGCCACCAAGTCAAACACTGGCGCCCCGTTAATGCTTTCGCGTAGGTAGTCGGCTTGGTCTGCAACCACTCGGCCCACATAGTAAAGCGCGTCTGCTCTATAAACGACAATAGCGTAGCGGTTCTCCTGACTGTTAGCAATAGCTATAAAAGCATTTCGCACCGTGTCGCTAGGCATTACCCAGTTAGTGGAAATTCTACTAGGCCTACAAAAGTTTTCATAATAAGTATTACCCTGACCTTGGCGCTCAATAGTAAAGCCGTCGCCTGCTAGGGTTAATTCTGTGGAGTCCTCTAGTTCTAGTAACTTTTCTAGTAAACAAGTTTCGCCCTCTTGGTAGCCCCCTGCTGCTGTTACTCTGGTAGCGTAGCGGCTTGCAAAGTTGTTAGCGCTTGAGCCAGTAGCCCCGTCCCAGAGTTCTACCCTATACTCTATATTTTCGATGCTCAAAAACGAGCCATAATACTTGCGTGCCATTAGCCCCGTTTGCTGTCTTTATTATAACGCTCTAATACTATTGCCAAGTCTCGGCCTGCTATGGTAGTGCTTGCCACAAAGCCGCTGCTATTGTCTCCAGTTTTTAGCATGCCTTTAAGTTTGTCTAAAGGTGCTATAACTTCTGGGTTATTCCTAGCGTTAGGGTATTCACCAACTAAGCCCAATGTAGGACCGCTAACAATTCCACCCTCAGCGAATGCCGTAGGCTGTGGCCCTTTCTTAAGCATGCCGCTAATGACCGCAGAACCTGCAACCAATGCAACACCCGCAGCAGCTGCTAGCACTGGGTCTTTAATTAGCAACTCCTTAAACGCCTTGGAGGCGGTAGCCGTTGCAATAAGTGCAGAACCAAAGGCCCGCATAAACTGAGCAACAGAACCCAGCAAGGCTTTGCCAAAGTCGTCAAAACTATTTATTTGGCCGCTAAGAATGTCGCCAAGTGCTTGGCCAAAACTTTCTAGGCCCTGCACGCTTAAGTTATTAAAGGCCGCATTCACGCCCTCCATAGACTTAACCATGCGCTCCTCATATTCTATTTGGTTAATTTCCTGCTTTAATTGTTCACGCCTTTGCAGTCTAGTTTCTTCGCTCATTGCTTTACTAGTAGACTGAATAGGCCCGCTAATTGGCTGAGGCTTTGCCTTTGGTATAGCCCTAGCAATTCCTGCGCGGTCTAGGTCCAAATAACTTAGCGCTCTCTCCCTGCCCTCTTTTGTTATTTTGGCTTGCTCGTCGTTGAACTTTTTTAACTTGGCTTTGCGCTTTTCGTATTCCTCGCCTTGTTTTTTAAGAACCTCAGCGGCATGCTCTTGCTGCTTTGTATTCTCCTCGGTTATATAATTTTCGCGCTCAATTTTTAAAACGGTTAACGCTGTTTTTGTGTCGTCAACTATTTTGCCCCAATTCTCTTTGTTGTTTTTACCAAAGTTAGCACGGGCTTTTTTAAGCGTCTCGTTTAAAATTTGCTCATTCTTAGCGAATGCCCCTAACTTGTCGCCCTTGGCTTCTAGTATTTTAACTTCGTTTTGCTGCTTGGCTATGCTTTTGTCTATGGTATTATTTAAGTCTTTTAGCGCTTTGTCAGCAGGGAAAATAGCGTCCTTAAGTTTGTCAAAGTTTGCAACAAGCGCCCCAATTCCTGCAATTAATACGCCAATGCCTATACTCATTAAAGCAGTTCTAAAAGCTAATGTAGCGCCAGTGGCCCCAGCAGTTACGCTAGTATATACTCTATTGGCTAATGCAAGCACGCCCGTTTTTGTAGCGTTCTCGTCTAATAAAATTGCTTGTATAGCTTGCACTCCATTAACCAAGGCTATTGCCCCTTGGAGTTTAACCATGGTTTTTTGTAGGTCCTCGCTCTCTACGCCAGTTAAAGCTAGTGCCCCTTCTACTGCACCAAAGGCGCCAGCAACTGCCTGCACTCCACCAAGCACGGCGTCAATTCTACGCGTGTCACTTGCAAAGTATGAAACCTCAGCGCGGGCGTCGCTTATGCTGTCTTTCATTTTACCCGCTGCCCTTATAATGTCGTTAGCAGTTTGGGCAAACTCTGGCCCCAAGGCCCTAGCCTGCATGGCTAAGTTGGTTAACTGTCTAACAGTTCCAGCCGTAGGGTTTTTGGTGCTTATGTCTTTTAACTTCTTTTCTATTTCGGTTGCAGCCTTTGCGGTCTCTGCACTCATTTTAGAGCCGCTTGCTTGGATGGCGCTAACAGCGTCCTGCAAACCTTTGCGCAGCTTCTCTATGTCTGCACCTATAACAATGTTTAACGACCTTGCCATTACCTAGTATAATTAATTATAAAGTCCTGAGAAACTTGGTAGACTCCAGCAAACCCTGCCTCGTCGTCGGTTAACTGTACCTCGCTGTCTAGTTCTATTGTCTGGCATTTAACGCCGTTAAAAGTTGCTGGCAATGTCGCAGCCTCAAACGCTGCCCTTACTTGCTCAGCGACCGCCGTAGCGCTAGCGAATGTAGTGCCAAAAGAATTAACCTGCACCCGTGCAAAGTCTGTACGGCTGTGGCTAGTGTTCGTAGGGCTAGCAATTACGCTAACTACATTGTAACTTATTGCAGGGAATGCAGACTCTTGCGGAATGCGCAAGGGGTTTAAGCGTGTACTAACAAGAGCAGTAAGCCCCGCGTAGTTGCTAAGAATGTTATAGGCTATTTTTATAGGGGCGCTCATGCTTTGGCGTCTGGGGTTAACTTGTCAAAGACATGCGAATATAACTTAACTGCCTCCTCTATACTAATATAGTCGCGCTCCTCCCATGGAAAAGTTAACAAGCGTTTAGGCTCTATTGGCTTTTTAAGGTGCGGGGCCATAGAAGTAGCAACCGCCCAGCGCATAAGTTCCCACTGGTTCCTATACTCTTGGGTCTGCGCGGAACGCATGCCCTCAAGTTTTAACCTCCAAAAGTGGGGCGTGCATTTCCAAAACTCGGCCTCACTTAGCCCAAGTTCTCCATAACTAATGCGCTCAATTTTGCGCCAAGTAAGCGGGGCGCTGTCGCCCTTGGCTGTTACTTTCCCTCTGGCTCGTCGCTAGAAAAGAAGTCAGTAACCGCAGCAGTAAACGCGTCAAGTGCAGGGGTTAACTCGGAAAATTTCCGAATAGCTGCGCCTAATTTGTCAACTGTTTTAAACGGTGTTTTTTCGCCCTTGGCTTCGTAGCCTTCTAGAATGCCATAAAATGCGCAGGCTAGTGCAAAGTCCATAGACTTGGCTAAATCCTTTTGCATGTTTAAGTCTGCAAAGTTTTCCATGCCAGCCAACTGCATTACATTCTTAAGGCTATTCATGTTAAACAAAAGGGGGTGACTAGCACCCCCGATTTTAATTTCTGTGCTCATGGCACAAATATAGTAAATTAATTAAGCAACTGTGCCAACAGTCAAAGCGCCAGTACCTTGCAAGGTTCCAGTGAAAGTAGCTTTGTCATTGTTAGGAGCGCTCAAAGACAAACTGCTAAAGAATGCTGAGCCAGTCATTTTTTGGTCGCCCGTGCTGTTAGTAGTCATTACAACAGTTACAGAAGTACCAGCTAACAAGTCGGTCAAAAGGTCTTTAAAAGATTGGCCTTGCGTGCTTACGCTTGCGTCCTCTTCAAAAATTCCCTCTACATTTAAAGTGTAGCCGTACTCGCCTGCGATGAATTCTTTTGCGCCTGCGCTGTCTTTGTTAGTAACATCAATCATGTCCTTAGAAATGTCGATGCTGTGAGATGTCGCGTTAGCGATTTTAGTTAATGTGCCTGCTACATCTTTATAGATGCTAATAAGCGTGCCGTTTACTAATCCAGTAGTTGCCATGGTTATTTATATATTAAGTTATTTTTCTTTGCTAAGTCGCGCAGCATTCCGTCTACGCCTTTAATTACTTCGTCTGTTACATTAGACGCGTTTCTGTCTAGGGCTGGTCGCATAAATGGGCGAGGCGCTAGGCTTCCCGTATAGCGTCCGTTAGACTGAATGCGGGGCGCTGTGCCATATTCAAACATGACGCCGAGGTAATTGTTATAGTATTCTTTACGCAAGCCTATTAAAGTCTTGTCTAGGTTAGTGCTGTCTTTGCTAGTAATAAAACCAATAGAGTCGCGCAAGTCGCCCGTGTTAACTGGCACTAAACTTTTAGCCGTTGCTATAATTGGCTCTGCACTTTTGCGCAGCAACTTCTGCAACTTCGGGCTTTTAATGTCTACACCAATAGCCTCCAGCGCGTTAATTACTTCGCTCATTCCCTCTATGTTTTTGTCGCTAGGCATTACAGTGTAACTTCGGTTTGTAGTTTCAAATATAGGTTGCGCTGTAAATTTGCTATGTTAACAATGTTATGGGCTATGCCGTCCTCTACTACTCTATGCTTAACGCTCACGCTGGTATTATACCGAATAGTATAATTTACTATTTGCTTATGTTCTCGGCGGTCCGCGTTTACATTCTCATTACCAGACTGCGCCTCTACACGCTCAGCCCATGCGGTAGCGTACTCGGTCCAAGTCTGCAACTTCTCGCCAGTGTTAGTGTCTATTGTCTCGGTGTAACTTTGTAGGCTCACCAGTACATCCATAGCCCCTGCATTCATTATACTAAAATTTGTATTTTATACGGGTCTAACAAATAATGGAAGCCAAACTCTAACGGGCTTTGTATAGTTCCAGTTACAATAGCCTGCCTATTGTCGTAATACTGAGCAATTAACAAAAGTGCCGCGTGCTTTATTGTCATTGGGAAAATAGTGTCAGGGTCTACGCTAGAAGTTCCAACTGGGTTAAACCCTTCTGTTAGTTCTACTATGTATTTAATCCCGTCGTCTGTTACCAATGTCGGCGCTGTTTCTATAAAAATGTTACGGCTGTATAGGCCCATAGGCTCAGGGCTACTAATCCAGTCTGCTGAGTCGTAGGCTGTAATTGCGTTGCTGTCACTAATGTAGTAAACATTTGTTACAGCCAAGCAGCGCGTGTTTAAACGCAAGTAGTTGCCGCTGGGTATATTGGTCCCGTTAAGGGGGTTAACTAGCGCAGGCTGCCCCGTAAAGCCGTCGAAGCCATAGCGTGCCGTAGCCTTACGAATAGAATAGCCAAGGTAATTACTGCAAGCCTCCACAGCCATAGCAATAAGCCCGCCTATGTAAGTGTCGTCGGCGCTGCTTGTAACGCGCAGGTGCTGCTTAGTTTCTGCTAGTGTTATGTAGTCAGTAGCGGCGTTAGCGTAGGCGGTATAGTGGCGTGCAATAAACATAGTTTTACTCGGCGTCTAGTTCGGTTTCTGGGTTAACTGGCTTAGCCTTTTTGCTTGGCTTGCTAGGTGAAGTAAGCGCTGGAATTTCAATAGCTACGCCTGCCTCGATTAAAAGCATGGCTTGCTTGGTTTCCATAATTACCTCCTCGCCCGCGTTGTAGGAAAGGTTAAACTGCCCAGAAGGGTTAGCAATAAATTTAATTTTCATATTAGCCCAAGGGTGGCGCAGTCAAGGCCACCCCTAGCACTCGGTCTTTAATGACTCCGAGCAGTCAAGTTATTAGGCTACAATGTCCTTACAAACTGCGAAGGCAGTAGGCTGCAACAAGTTGCAATCCAAGTAAGCGTTCAATACAACATTAGTCAAGCCAGCAGTAGCGCCGCTATAAGGGTCTACTGTCAACTCCATACCACCCCAAGAGGCGATAGCCATTTTGCTGAAGTCTCCAAAAATCATAGCAGACAATGTGCTGCTAGAACCTTTAGACAAGTTAGAAGGTACCAAGGTAGAAGTAGAAACTGGGTAGCCGTTCAAGTCGAAGCCACCAGCAGGCCAAATAAAGTTACCTTCAACACCAGAAGACTGGCGAGGAATAGTCTGCAAAGCAGCTTTAACTTTAGGGTTAGTCAAGTAAGCAACACCCTCACCGTTAGCGTTCTCTACGGCTTTCATCAAGTTAACAACATCGGCCCAAACTGGAGCAATACCGTTAGCGTTGGTAGCGTTAGAAGTCGCGCCGCCTGCAAAAGTTACATTTACATTGGCGTTGGCAATAATACCAGTAGGCTCGTTAGAACCACCGCCCTTAATAGCAGCAGTTTCCAAAGACTGAGCCATAGCGTTAAGGAGCCAGTTTCTTACATAAGCGTCAATGCTGTTAGAAGACTGAAGCATTAACTGGTTAGAAACTTGAATGTAAGCGGCCAAACGCTTAGGGCTAAATGTGATTTTAGAGAAGGCAGGGCTCTTTTCAGTAGCAGAACCGTTCTCAGTATTCCATCCAGCAGAAGGCACAGTGCTAGCGGTTGGCATGTCCAAGTTACCTACCAAGCCAGACAACTGCTGTACACCCAAACCGCGCAAAACAGTTTTAGGCAACAATACATCAATAATAGAACCCACTGAGGTTTGAACATTCACGCCACCCTCAGAACCAGCAGAACCGCCAGTAACTGACATGTCGCGTTTGAAAACTTCGCTAGGCACTTTCATAGAGTGAGCAGAAACAGAAACACCAGAACGCTGGAACTCAGCAGCAGCCATAGAGTTGAACTCAGCCTCTACACCTTCGCGACGGCCAGTAATAGCCATTTCCATAGCACGCTTAAAGCTGTACTGTTCTTTCATGTTTTCCTTTTCCTTCTCTTCGCTGCGGCTAGCAGAGTGGCCAGCAGCCTGAGCGGCCAAGTTTTGCAATTTCTCCAAAGTTTCAACCTCAGCCTTAATCGCACCCAAGCGGGCTTCGATTTCGCTTAAGCGGTTGGTTTCACTGTCAGCCATAGAGCGGGCTTCCTTCTCGATGGTGGTTTGCAAGGTAGACAACTCGCCGAGCAAGCGTCCACGCTCTTCTTTCAATGCTTTAATTTTATTCATGGTTTTTTTGTTTTTGTTTTATAAATTTTCGTAACGCAACAGCGCAAGTTTTAAAATGTCGGCTGCCGCTTGGCTTTGCTTGGCGCTTTCTATTTCGCGCTCTTCGTCTCTCATTGCTACAATGCT